CTGTAGTAGTATTTACAGCAAGTGCATCAGGTAGCTTTGTACAAAGAATACGTTTTAAAGCATCTGGCTCTACAACAGCAACCGCTGCTCGTATATTCATCGGTAATGCAACAGCAGGAACTCTTAGTGGATCAAACGTAACCTTATTTGATGAAATAACACTACCTGCAACAACAGCAACTCAAACAGCAGCTACAGCAGTATATGAATTACCAGTAAATGCTGCTTTACCAGCTAACTACAAAATCCAAGCTACTGTAGCAACGGCACAAGTAGCAGGTGGAGGTTGGTATGTGTCCGCTGTAGGAGGTTCTTATACAACACCATAAATTAATATAATATGAGATACATTTTAATGCAAGGATCTGATGATCCAAGTATTGAATTCTATTATGTAATGGATGATACATTACAACATGTAATACAAATAATAGATAAAGATTGTAATGAAATAACACCAGGAGTATCACATCAAACAAAAGAAATTGATGTAATTCCACCCTGCGCTCAACCCTAAATTAGTTTATGTTAGATCTTTTTCACATACCATCTAATACAGATAGTACTAAAATATTTTATGCTATAAGTGGTTCTAACTCTTGGCAAACATGGCAAAAACCACGTAATGCTAAATTTATACAAATATTTTGTTTAGGTGGTGGAGGAGCAGGATCTGGGGCTGGGGGAAGTATTTCAACTCTTGCAGGGTCTGGTGGAGGAGCAGGATCAGGTTATTCTAAAATTGCATACCCAGCCTTTTTATTACCAGATATATTATATATATTAGTTGGTATTGGTGGAAAAGGAGGGATAGGATCAGCAGCGTTAACTCAGACAGCTGGTGGTGCTGGAGGTCTTAGTTATGTATCTGTTGGACCTTCTTCAACCGGAGTCTCCTTAATAGCGCAATCTCAAGCTGCAGGAGCTGCAGGAGCTAGTGCTGTTGGTGCAACACCAGGAGCTCCAGGTTCTGTATGGTCACCAACGTCAAGTGGATTAGTATCATTATCAGTATTTCAGTATAATTTTGTTCCTGGATTTGGAGGTGGTAGTGGTGGCTCTGCCACACCATTACCAATTACAATTGCATTACAACGTTCAACAACAGGAGGTGCAGGTGGGGGTGGTCACAGTGCAGCAGGAGTTCAATTTCCTGGTAATAATGTTCAGAGTGGAAGTATATTATTGACACAAAATGTAAATGGAGGAAGTGCCGGAGGACAAAATGGAAATAATGGGTATGGTATATTACAACCTTTTTGTGGACTTGGGGGAGCAGGAGGCGGAGGAACTACAGGTTCTAATGCAGGAGGTAATGGTGGAAATGGTTGGTATGGATGTGGAGGAGGAGGGGCTGGATCAGCTATAGGTACAGCAGGAGGAGGTAGTGCAGGAGGTAATGGTGGAAATGGAGGAGATGGTTTAGTAATAATAACAACAATAACGTAATGTTAGATTTATCATATTTTCAAAATGATCGAAATGTAAATACACAAACATTTACAAACGCAGGTTCTTGGACAACATGGGTTAAACCAAGAGGTGCTAAGTTTGTAAACATATTATGTATTGGAAGTGGAGGAGGAGGAGGTGGCGGATTTCAAGCGGCAGCAGGAAATAAATCAGGTGGATCTGGAGGAGGAGGTGGAGCAATAATGAATGCCTCTTTCCCAGCATCAATATTACCAGATATATTATATGTTTATACAGGAGTAGGGGGTACAGGAGGACTAGGAGGTAGCTCACCTACTTCAGGTAGTAATGGAGAAAAATCATACGTATGTTTAGTACCTGATACATCATCATTTACACGTATAGTAGTAACGTCAGGAAATATATCAGCAAGAGGTGGAATATCTGGATCTACAATTCAAACAGCAAATCCAGCAGGAGAAAATGGTGCAACAGCAACAGATGCTGCTTTTTTAAATCTAGGAAATTTTCTTGGAACTAATGGAACAGTAGGGGCGGCAGGAGTTCTAGGAATAGCTACGTCTAATACAGATATTACGCAAATTTGTATGGGAGGATCAGCAGGAGGAGGAACAGGAACGGGAGGAGCATTTTCACCATCAGGACCTTTTCCAGGAAATACACCTGCCGCTGTTAATACAAGCGGAGCAAATGGAATAATTTTATATAAACCAATTTTAGGATTTCAAGCAGCTGGAGGTGGAGGAGGTTTAACAAATGGAGGTAAAGGAGGTGATAGTCCATACGGTTGTGGAGGCGGAGGAGGAGGAGCAGGAACATCAACAGCAGGTAACGGAGGCAATGGTGGCGACGGATTAATAATAATAACAACAAGTTTTTAATAATATGTTAGACGTATTTAATATACCGGGACAACAAGATAACGTAAAGATATTTTATGCTGCTGGTACAACCGCTTGGCAAACATGGCAAAAACCAAGAAACTGTAAGTTTATTTGGATGATGTGTATTGGAGGAGGAAGTGGAGGGGGTGGAGGAGCAGGGAATGCCGGGGTAGGCGGTACTGGAGGAGGAGGAACAGGCGGCCTAGTGAGAGCCTTATTTCCAGCAAACGTATTACCTGATACTTTATATATACAGCCAGGTCCAGGAGGAGCAGGTGGTTTAGGTCAAAATGTATCTGGTTATGGAGCTTCAGGAGCAGGTAATAGAAGTTTTGTATCAATAACACCAAGTTCAACAACTGTTATGAATATAGTTTGTACATCAGGAGCAGCATCAGCAGGATCTGTAACAGGGCAAACTGGAGGAACAGCTGAAACTATTGCAACAGTGTCAAATGCTGGTTTACTTAGTTTAGGAAATTTTATAGCAATAGCAGGACAAGCGGGGGCTACAAATGCTGGATTTGGCGGTGTATCTTTAACTCCACTCTCTTCTACAATTTTATCAGGTGGTGCAAGTGGAGCGGATGGTTCAACAATTGGACAAAACGGTGGATCAGTAAATGCTACAACAATATCTCCAGTAATATCAGGAGGTACAGGAGTAGGAGGAAACGGAGGAAGTGGAATAGTATCTTGGAAACCATTTTATTGTTTAGGAGGAGCAGGAGGTGCTGGTGTTGCTTCTACAGATCCATCAACTGTAGGAGGTAAAGGAGGTGATGGGTCTTATGGTTGTGGAGGAGGAGGTGGTGCAACAAGTGCAAATAATACAGGTGGTAATGGAGGTAGAGGCGGTGATGGTCTAGTAATCATAGCAACTTTCTAAAATAAATTTGGTTGTTTCCCTTTTCTTGTATATATTTATATCAAATAAAAATAAACATGATGACACTTTTTATCATTACAATTATTATTGTAGCTTTAATCATTATTAAAAATCTGGTTAAAAGTGAACCAACAGAAAAATCAATCGATTTAACTGAAACACTAACAACACCATCAACAGATATCCATGTTGAAATAGCTAAAATGGCTAAGGTTATTAATGAGCAAGCTGCATCAGAACCATTAGCTAAAAAGAAAACTGCTCCTAAAAAATCCGCTGCTCCAAAAACTAAAGCAACCCCTAAAAAAGGTAAATAATGCTTAAGTTAGTAGAAATAGCTAAGGCATGGATTGCCGCGGCCAACCCTACGCCTGAACAGCAGGCAATAGCTGATTATAGAATATCAGTTTGTGATCAATGTCCCCACAAAACACAAGTAAAACATTTAGATATGTACACTTGCGGATTATGTGGATGTCCATTAAGTAAAAAAATATTTTCACCACTCCCCGGCGAACAGGCATGCCCTGATAAACGTTGGGAAAAATAATAAATAAAGATTATGTCAGAAGAAACAAAACAATTAACCCCAGAGGAACTACAATCCATCAGCGAATTACAACAACAATACAACAAGTTTGTATTTGAATTGGGTAATCTCGAGGCACAACTTCAAGGCCTTCTCCAACAAAAAACACTATTAGAAACCGAAAAAACCGGTATAATGGGTGATATTAAAACGTTGGGTATTAAAGAAAAAGAACTAGTCACAACGCTACAGGAAAAATATGGTACGGGTAATATCAACCCACAGACCGGTGAGATAACTCCACTATAACTTCGCGCGCTTCTGCGTTTTACATATACCTATAGATATTTATTACTAGACAAGTCAATAATAAACATCTAAAATTAAATTAATAAAATGGCAGAAGCAATTATCTCCCCAGGAGTATTCCAGATTGAATCAGACCAAAGTCTGTATACATCATCTCCACAAGTAGTTGGTGCCGCTATTGTAGGTCCTACAGTAGGCGGTATTCCGTATGTACCAACTAACGTTACAACTTATACTCAATATCTATCAATTTTTGGTGATGTATTCAAAAGTGGTTCTTACTACTATGAATATTTCACTTCAATGGCTGCTAAAGAATACTTTCAAAATGGTGGTAAAACACTATTAGTAACTAGAATTATTAGTGGAAGTGCTGGTATTAGTACATATGCTTCATCAACAATAGCTAAAAGTGGAAGTACAAATGAATCATTTAAGCTTGAAACATTAGCTTGGGGTGATCAAATGAATAACACCTCATCAATATCAAGTGGTTCATTAGCAAGTGGATCAACATATAATGTTCGTTGGGAAGTAACTAACGTAGATACTACTAAAGGTACATTTGGTTTAGCTATTAGAAGAGGAGATGATAATACTGCTCAGAAAAATATTTTAGAAACATGGTCTAATTTAAGTTTAGATCCTCAATTACCAAATTATATTTCTCGTGTTATTGGTGATTTAAAACCAGTATATAATTCAACTACATATCAAGTAGATTTTACAGGTAGCTTTGCAAATGCTTCAAGATATGTTCGAGTATCATCAGTAGCAGGTGTAAGTGTAGATTCAATTGATAATAACGGTAAATACAAATCTTCTTCCTTAGCAACTAATCTTCCAACAACAGGAAGTGGTTCATATGGTGGTTCATTTGCAGGAGGTATAGCTGATACAACCGCTGTAAAATTAATGAATGAAAATATCACTACAAGTAATATTCAAGGATTTGCTCCTGCGGACTATAATACAGCATTCAACATATTAGCAGATAAAGAAACTTATCAATATAATTTATTATTAGCTCCTGGTGTAGGATTAGATAATACGGCTGTTACTAATATGATAGCTTGTGTTGAAGGAAGAGGTGATGCTATTGCAATTACAGATGCTATGATTTATAATAATGCTAGTATAACAGCAGCTGTAACAGCAGCAAATGGTCAAACCAGTAACTACGCAGCAACATATTTCCCTTGGGTTGTATTATATAGTTCAAACTTAGGTAAAGCTGTTTGGGCCCCTCCATCAACAGTAATAGGTGGTGTAATGGCATTCAATGACCAAGTATCAGCTGAATGGTTTGCCCCAGCAGGTCTTAATAGAGGTGGTATTCCATCAGTATTAAGAGCTCAATTTAGATTACAACAAACAGATCGTGATACTCTATATAACGGAAACGTAAATCCAATAGCTACATTCCCAGGAGTTGGAACAGCAGTATGGGGTCAGAAAACATTACAACAAAAACAAACAGCATTAGATCGTATTAATGTTCGTCGTTTGATGATTGCATTAAAAGGATTTATTGGTGGTATTGCTCGTACATTAGTATTCGAACAAAATACAACAGCTACAAGAAATCGTTTCTTAGCTCAAGTAAATCCATACTTAAGTTCAGTAGTACAACGTCAAGGTTTGTATGCTTATAAAGTAGTAATGGACGATACAAATAATACTCCTGATGTAGTAGATCGCAATCAATTAGTAGGTCAAATTTATATTCAACCAACTAAAACAGCAGAATTTATTATATTAAATTATAACATTCTTCCAACCGGTGTTACATTCCCTGCATAAGGGGATGTAATTCCTAATATTTATTGATAACACAAAATAAAATACCTATAAAATGGCAGTATTAGATCCAAATGAAATAATGTTTACAGCGTTTGAACCCAAGGTTGCAAATCGCTTTATCATGTATATAGATGGTATCCCAGCTTACTTAATTAAAAAAGCAAAATCACCTGAATTTGATGCTGGTGAAATCGTATTAGATCACATCAACGTTTACCGTAAAGTAAAAGGTAAAGTAAAGTGGGCTGATATGACTTTAGAATTGTATGATCCAATCACTCCTTCTGGTGCACAATCAGTAATGGAATGGGCTCGTTTGGCTCACGAATCAGTAACAGGCCGTGATGGTTACAGTGATTTCTATAAAAGAGACATAACTTTAAACGTATTAGGTCCTGTAGGTGATATCGTAAGTGAGTGGGTAATTAAAGGAGCATATGTTAAAAATGCTAGCTTTGGTGATTACGATTGGGCTACTGGAGAAGCAGCAATTGCTCTTCAAATTACAATTGCTATGGATTATTGCGTATTAAATTTCTAATTACTTTTTATATTTCTTTAGAAGCGTCTACTTCGGTGGACGCTTTTATTTTGCTCATATTTATACCAAACGTATAATATGCCTACAACCAATACAACTCTATCACCAGGAGATACAGATCCATCAATAGGAGGAACATACATACCATCACCAACAAATCAACCCACTTCTCCACAACAACCTATTGACTTAAATACACCTCCCCCAATTCCTAATCCAACCATATATGGTAATGGAGTAGGATTAATATCATCATTTGATAAAACAGATTTAGATACAGAAAATCCTAATATAAACGGAGGTATTCCATATCAACAAGCAAAAGACCCAACTCAATATCCTCCAACTACACAAGCATTCACACCTATCCCAGGATATTTTGCTACTGGTGGCAAAGGAGCTAGTAAATTTTATCAGAAGTGGGCTTCAACAAGAACATATTTAGATTATATGAGCTCATATACATAAAGTATATTTTTTATATATTTATATACGAACAAAAAATAAATAACGTTTATGGCAGAATTAAAGTTACCGACAGAAATGATTTCATTACCTTCAAAAGGTTTACTGTACCCAAAAGACTCACCACTTTCTAAAGGTGAAATTGAAATGAAGTACATGACAGCACGGGAAGAAGATATTCTTACCAATACCAATCTTATTAAAAATGGTACTGTAATTGATAAATTACTTCAATCATTAATTGTTACCCCTATTAACTATGATGAATTATTAGTAGGTGATAAAAATGCAA